CCTTGACTCTGAAGGCGCACCCCGTGATGGTCGTCGTTCATGCATCGTTGAGCCTTTCACAAGCGCAACAATCGTGGACAGCCTGAAGGGCTTGTTTGTGCCACAAGAGGCTATTGGTGATCAATACCGTAAAGGTTTGATGGGCCGTGACTCTGCTGGTATGAACTGGAAGATGGATCAGAACGTTGTAAGCCAAACCTTTGGTTCTTTTGCTGGTACTGCTGTTTGCAACACAACAACAGCCGCTGGTTTCTTGACTTCTGGTTGGGCTTCTTCTAGCACCATCACTTTGACAGCTACTAACACTGTTTCTCTGAATGCTGGCGACACATTCCAGATCGCTGGTGTTTTTGCTGTCAACCCCCAGAATCGTCAGGCTTACGGCACTAACAAGCTGCGCAACTTTGTTGTGAAGTCTGCTGTTAGCGCTACAAACGGCACAATGCAAGTTGTGGTTAGCCCTGCTGTGATTACCGCTGGTCAATTCCAGAACGTGTCAATCCCAACAACTAGCTCGACTGCTGCTGTGAGCTTCTTCAACTCCTCTGGTACTGTTTCGCCCCAGAACATCATCATGCACCGCAATGCGTTCACTTTGGCAGTAGCCGATTTGGAATTGCCAGAAGGTGTGCATTTTGCTGGTCGTGCAAGCGATAAGGAAATTGGTTTGTCAATGCGTGTTGTGCGTCAGTACACCATCAACAATGACTCCATTCCTACACGTTTGGACGTTCTGTATGGCTGGGCGCCTCTGTACCCTGAACTCGCTTGCCGAGTAGCCGCCTAATGGTCAAGGGGGGCTAATCACCCCCCGTTATTAACTCAATTTAAGGAAATATCATGGCAAATCCAGGCCCAGCAACGACAGTCACTCAAGAATCATTTGCACCAATGACCAACGTGGTCAAAGGTGGCGTGTTTTCTTTGACTCTCACTCCCGTAGGCGTTGCAACAATCACTACTGCAGCTCAAAACTTTGCCAACACTGGCATTGGTTTGGTTGTTGGTGATTTTGTTTCGGTGGCTTTCAATGGCGCTCAAACCGCTGGCGTTGGTATTCTTGACGCTTATGTTTCTGCCGCTGACCAATTGACCATCCGCTTTGTTAACCCAACTGCTGCAAGCGTTACGCCTGCTTCTGGAACATACCTTGTGTCTGTTCAGCGTCCAAGTACCTCAACAGGGTACGGTCAAACTTCTCCATTACTGTCTTGGTAATTGAGTAGAGTTTAAAAAAAGGCCACTCTCAAAAGGGGTGGCTTTTTCTTTATTTAGAGTTACAATTTAATCATTCTTGCAAAGGAATCATCATGTCTAAAACGACACTTACCCGTGGCAACATCTTGGCGCACACAATTGTGCAGGTTACATTTCCAAGCACCACATTTTCTACGACAACGACAGAAGTCAACATTTCTGTTCCTGGTGTCAAAGCCACAGACAAAATTCAAGCGCAAATTGATGCCAACATGACTGTTGGTGTTGGTATTGGTAATGTGTACACAACCACAGACAACCAAGTTACTATTCGATTGTTTAACCTGACAGGCGCATCTGTGACGCAAGCCGCAGCAACTTGCTTGATCAGCGTGAAGTCTTGCGAAGACCAACCTATCCCTGCGAACGTTGTCTAATCATGGCTAATACATCAGTTATTCGTACCGCTGGAGTAACAACCGCCATTTCGGTGACGGCTTCCTCCACAGCCGCTGTTTTGATTGATGACAACACAAACGATCAAGTTAACTATGCCTCATTCCTTAATGTTGGTTCAACCAGCGTTGCGGTAAAAGTAGGCGATGCTAACGTGGCTGCTGCTGTGTTGCCAGTAAGCGGTTCAACTACAGGCGATTTTATTTTGCCGCCTTTGATGACACTTCCAATCATCTTGGCTGTACCTACAACGCCTTTTTACGTTCGCATGATCGGTTCGGGCGCTGGCCCATCAATCGTATATGTGACCCCTGCCGCTGATCAATCCTAAGAGGCGCTATGTCTGACCCTGCACAATCTACACTACAAAACATTCTGCCTGTTCAGGCGTTGTTTAATGTTGATAACACATTCAACACGTTTATTGGTCAGGGTCAGCCATTTTATGCAATCCCAAACCCTAATCAATCTGGGTTAAACATTACAAACAGCGTTATCAATAGCACGACTATTGGCGCTACGACACCATCTTCAGCGGCTTTTACGACTGCAACAGTCTCAACTGCCCCTGTAAGCGGAAACGATGTTGTCAATAAAACATATTTAGATTTCTTTGCTGCTGGTATTTCTTGGAAACAACCAGTTTTATGCGGAACTACTGCAAATATCACCCTCTCAGGGCTACAAACGCTTGATGGCGTGACTGTTGTAGCTGGTGATAGGGTATTGGTCAAAAATCAAAGTACAACGTCCCAAAACGGCATTTATTTGGCTTCTGCTACGGCATGGTCAAGAGCGCCTGATGCTGATACATGGAATGAATTGATTTCTGCAATCTGTTTTGTGGAATCAGGAAGCACTTTGGCGGGTTCTGCATGGTATTGCCCTGCACAGCCAGGCGGCACTATCAATGTGACCGCAGTCACATGGTCAAACTTTTCTGTTGCCGCTACTTATACCGCTGGCACAGGGTTAACACTTAGTTCATATCAGTTCAGTATCACCAATACAGGTGTTTCTGCGGGTGCTTATGGATCAGCATCTAAAACCCTGACTGCGACTGTGAACGCACAAGGTCAATTGACCGTGATAGCTGCGCCAGACATTGCTATTGCCAACACTCAAGTCTCAGGCTTGGGAACAATGTCAACCCAAAATGCCAATTCAGTCACGATAACTGGTGGCACGATCAACGGGGCAACAATTGGTGCAACAACTGCCGCGGCTGTCAATGCAACCACATTCACAGGCGCAGGGACGGGTTTAACGGGTACTGCAACAAGTTTATCCATTGGTGGTAATGCCGCTACAGCCACAAGCGCTACAACGGCTACAAACATTGCGGGCGGTGCAACTGGTTCTGTTCCTTACCAAAGCGCATCATCTACCACAACTTTCCTAAATGCGGGATCAAACGGTCAAGTTTTAACCTTGGCGGCTGGCATCCCATCTTGGGCAACACCCACAACGGGAACTGTGACTTCTGTTGGTGGAACGGGTACGGTATCAGGCATTAGTTTATCGGGAACGGTAACAAGTTCAGGCAATCTGACCCTTGGTGGAACGCTTGATTTGTCAGCGCCTCCCGCTATTGGTGGAACGACTGCAAACACAATTACAGGCACAACAATCACGGCAAGTTCAAAGTTTGTTGGTAGCAATTTTGATGCGGCAGGCTCTGGCGGTGGTGCTTTAAGAACTTCTGGTGGCTCAAATTGTTTGCAATGGGGCGGTGGCGGTGGTGTTAACTTGACGCTTGATGGCGCATTTAACATGAATCCCGCTAATGCAACCATTCAGATTTCGCCAACAGGCACAGGCACTTTGACAGTCAACCCCGCCACAGCGGGAACGATGAACAACATGGCAATTGGTGGAACAACCCCATTAGCGGGTGCGTTTACCACTTTGTCAATTACATCAACATTTTCTGCTAACGGTTCTGTTGGCTCAAATGGTCAAGTGCTACAGTCTGCTGGTGCGGGTTCACCCGCTGTGTGGGCAACCCCTGCAAATGGCATTACGATTGCTGACGATACAAGCACAAATGCCACACGTTATTTGGTGTTTACAAGTGCAACAACAGGCACAGTCACTACACAGAATGTCAGTTCTACAAAACTACAATTTAACCCAAGCACAGGCGCTTTTACCGCCAATCAGCTAATCATTGCACCGTAAAGGAAAATCATGGGACAGTTAACTTTTCAAGCAACACTAGGCGGTGCGGTCAATTTGGCAGGGCCGAACACGGCTTCTACAACCACTTTTACATTACCCGCTGCTGATGGCACAAACGGTCAGTTTTTGTCCACAAATGGTAGTGGAACGCTTGCGTTTGCTACACCAACTTCAGGTGCTTCTGTTTCTGCAAATAACACTTGGACAGGCACACAGACCTTTAGCGGTACATCATCTAATGTTGCGGTTGTTTTGAATGACGTTGCTGAAGTTACAACTGTTTCAGCTACTGCTGCTACAGGCACAATCAATTACGACATTACCACTCAGTCTGTTGTTTACTACACAAGTAACGCAAGTGCTAACTGGACTGTTAACTTCAGAGGCTCTAGCGGTACTTCATTAAATACTTTAATGAGTACAGGTCAATCAATGACTGTGGCTTTCTTGGTCACTCA